ATTGATGCGTTGAACAGTTTGGATGGTAAAGGTGTGAAGCCAGTGTTCGCTGAAAGGAGCGGATTGAAATGACCTACAGATTATTTGTTGATAGTAACAACGGTATCGATGTTGAGCCTGAGTACGACTATAAAGAGCCTGATGAAAAGATTGAGAACAGGCATCGTGTTCGTTCAGGCGAGGAGTACGTGTACAAGTGGGGAGAATTTAATAGATGGGAATTTAGCGTTGAGTATATCAATAGCTCTGACCGCGCCATTATCAATAGCTGGTGGAGCAGCAATACTGATCTGCTATGGATGGAGGAAGGCAGTTCTGTAGTGAGTAGCGTTCACATCACTAACAAGACCAAGCCGGTAGACAAGCCACACAAGCCGTATAGCCTGACACTATGGAAAGGCGTACTTAAACTAGGATCGTACTGATGCCAGCAAGAGATGTCACAAGTTGGTTCCAAGATCAAGCGTTGTCTAAGACGCTGGAACCAGTGCGCAAGTTCACTATAGGTAGCAGTGATTATAGTGGATTTGTGATGAAGTGGCCTAAGTTTAGACGCACTTCCAATGATATCCGCCCTAAGAATTTAACTATTCAACTGGCAAACCATAATCAGGATTTGAATTTTTTTATCACAGATAAGACGCTACTCACTACGTCTTACACTATAGAGATGGGATTCACTCATCCTACCAGTGGCGATGAGTTGATTACGATGTTCAGTGGTAAGGGACAGACAGTTAAGTACAGAGACAATAAGATTGATATCACTATTGTAGATAAGTTTAAGCAACTGTCTGACCGGGTCATAGGTAGCAGTGATGTTCCGGTGGAGTATCTTAACAGTAATTATCTTCCAAGTGATATCGCATGGTGGCTGGTGACCAGCTACGGTGGATACGATACGACGACAAGTACTGCTAATATAGATATAGACTGGGATGCTTTTGCTGAGTGGGCAAGTATATTCAGCGAGGGTAGTGTGTTCGTGGAAGCAAGATTTGATGGTCAAAGGGTTAATGAGGCTTTACGTAAATTGGGAAGACAGACCAGCTCTAATATACTGATACAGGATGACAAGCTAACATTCTTCCGGTGGACTGTTGCAGATTCTAACACCACCGCCTTTGATAGTAGTAATATTAAGGATGTCGAACTAGAAGTGGTAGTTGACGATGTGGTGAATAAGCAGTTCGTATTTGCGGACTACGCACCGAGCAGTGACTTCTTTCAAATCTCTGTGGTTGACCAGGACAGTTCCTCAGTCAATAGTTTCGGCATCAAGGAACATGTCGAAGAAGATAAGAATGTCTGGCATGTCAATACAGTTAGTGCACTGGATCTGGCGCAGCGTAGAACTCAGGTCAACGGTGAACCTTTTAATCGTTTGAAGATAGAGTCAGGTCTGTCCGGTATACAACGGTTTATCGGTGAGACAGTCACTGTAGTGGATAGCCATCTTGCGCTTAATGAAGGCTATCGTATTACTGGTATGGAAGTGGATATGAATGTAGGACAGATTAATTTCATGGCGGATCGTTCACAGTACTTTGGTGCTTTCACGTTAGATGTTAGTACACTAGATGGTCCAGATGTTTTAACCTAATAGGAGATTATGGCAATGCCAATAGTTAATAGAACTGTACAGTGCGATATAGAAGGATGCGAAGCAAACTTCACAGAGGAAAAGTACGGTTCCGGTTTTCCGGGATGGGTACATGTAGTGGGTATCTCTAATGAACCACCGAACCCTAGACACATTCCAGAGATGCATGTATGTCCGCGTCATGCGCTAGACCTAGCGAATGCCATAGATGAGTTAAATAACGAGGATTAAATTATGGTTTGGACAGGCAAAACATTTGCAGTCAGTGCGATACTCACTGCCAATGATATGAATAATCTACAGGGAGATATCACAGCCCAAGCAAACGGTGACAGTGGTGCGCCTAACAATCAAGAAGCATCAATGGCAGCTTCATCAGTCAATCAAGCTGCATTGAAGACGACAACTAGTGAAGTATCAACCAATACATCAGGTGGCATATACCTTACGCTTTCTGGAACTGAATATGGTTTTTTCATGATGATCCGCACTACGTCTGCTGTAACAGGTAAGGACACTGTTCATTGGAGTAGAATCTTTGATTCTACCAGCTACAGCACTAGCTATGTAAATCGAATTCTCCTTAATAGAACGGCTTCTGGCGGTACATGCTACGGTCGGATTCGTTATGTTCAAGCTTCGCCACCGTATAATATGGGTGACGGCGATGTGGCGGTGTTTATCTACGCGCTTATAGATAATGCAACAGGTAAAATTGAAAGCATGTGGGAAGCGGATGATCCACCTTGGGCATACGGTGGGCCAACTTGTATTATACCGACTCGTATGGATGGTGTTACAGGTAAGAAATTTAGAAAAGTTAATGCGTATTGTCATAACAATCCTAATTGGAAAGCAAAACTAGGGGGTACAGTACTAGAAAGAGATATAGTCATACAGAGCGTGGCAGGCGCAAAAGAAATTGAAATTGAAATCGATCATGCTTACAAGAACAGAGACATGAATATTATGCCGCATCCGTTTATGGGTAATTCACTGGTCGGTAAGACGCTAGTGATGCTAGATCCAGTGAGCGACCTGGATGTGCAGTTGTCTGAACTGAAGAAACAGGGACAGAGCATACTGGAATTATTTAACGAGGGTTATATAAAGTTTGATAGTAACCTTACTCCACTTTCACGGGCAAAGCCCAATGGCGTAATCGCAGTCGGAGGTAGTTGGAAATGAGTACAGATAATTTAATACTAGAAGCTATTAAAGATCCTAGTGTAGATTTCTATAAGAAGGTTGGTTTAGTTTCACATCTGCATCGCTCTGGTGAGTTAAGCGTAGAGCAAATAAAGCAGCAGTTAACTTTTTTAAGTAAGCCAGATCATACGCTAGATGAGATGATGTCTTTTGGTACGGTATGGATTCGCAAGATATATTTCCCAATGGCTGGTGGTGTGAACGAGGACCATGTGCACGACTTTGATCACGTGACCTGTATCGCACATGGCGGGGTAAGGGTGTTCATCGATGGAGCAGCAGAAGGCAAAGACTTCTATGCTCCTAACTTTGTTATGGTTCGTGCTGGCCACAGTCACCACATGATGGCGCTAGAAGATGAAACGTTGATGTTCTGTATACATGCCCACGGCATTGAAGGTGGTGTTGAAATGATTGATGATCAGAACGACCCTATGGTTGACTTCAATTCTGCGAGGCCAAAGAAATGATTTGCATAAGTGCAGGACACCACCCCACTAAGCCGGGCGCATGCTATGAAGGATTTTGTGAGCATGATGAGGCGGTACGTTGGGTAGATGAGATATGTAGTCATCTTGGCGAGAGTTGTTTAAAGGTACCTGCCACTACATTAAAAGAGAAAGTGGCTTTCATCAATGCTCGCATGCCGCGTGCAGCAATTGAAATTCATTTTAATGCTGCAAGAGTGTGGGAAGACTTGGATAAGAACGGAATACAAGATGTTGGTGAAGTACGTAATGTGGGTAAGGGTGCTTTGACTTTGTATTATCCAGGTAGTAAAAATGGGTTAACACTTGCTACTGCTATCCAGGGTAACCTGGAAACACTTTTTGATCGTCATTGGAACGGGGTCATGGAAGGATGGTATCGTATGAATAAGAAGTTTGGTCCTGATTACTTTTTAGAGAAGACCAGGTGCCCGGCTATTATTATCGAACCTGAATTCATTCATCGTAAGGATATAATTCAAAACAAAAGAAAAGAAGCGTGCATTGCAATCGCAACAACTCTAAAGGAGTTTTACAATGTCTGAAGTTTCCGACAGACGTAGAAAAGATGATGTAGCCATAAAGAAGTTATTCGTAGCCTTCCTGTTCTCTATTGGATTACAAGCTATAGGAGCTATTTATTTCTTTGGTTACTTTGTTCATAAGGTACAGACTAATAGTGCAGTATTGGAAAAACACGATGCCAGGATATTCAAATTGGAAGCCAATAATGAACGGTTCGCCAGGATAGAAGTGTTGGTGGAAGAAATGAATAAGAAGGTTGATTATGTGTTAAAGTACCAGCGCAACATGAAGAAGGAAATGTCGTATGTTCAGTGACGGCTTAGGAAGAAAGTTTTTTGTTACAATGTATATTTTAACGGTAGCAACTATCTTCGCCGCCTCTGGAGTATTAACTGGAGCAGAATGGATTACGGCTGTTTCAATAACTACTGCCTTCTTTAAGGCATCAAATGTATGGGAGAAGAAAGATGGAAAAAGAAACGTTTTGGGATAGAGCAAAGACTAAGTGGAAAGGACTTAACAAGAAAACAAAACGCAACGTTATTCTTGGGGTTGTTGTTGTGGTGCTTATTGCTGTTGGTACTATTCGCTCAGCACTGGCATCAGATACTGCATTCATTGTTGAATATCAAATGCAATTCGACCAAAAGACTATGAAGTTCTATGGTAACAACAAGTTTGCATTGAGAGCCAGGAAGAATGACTTTGAAGCATGGTTGAATAAAGACGCAGTAGGACTTGGTTTAATTGGTGGTGATAAGACCAAGATGATTGCAGGAGCAGTGCATGATCACAACGGTTGGAATGCATATCAACGTATTGAGCTTTCTCCTGATGGTGATGAAAGTGGTGGTGTGATTGCTATCACTAATGTAGGAAAGCTTGATGAAAGTGCTGACGTGTCATTAAGTCTTGGTGCAGGCACATTTAACAGGTCGAGTCCATTACCCGAAGTTATCAAACCTGAGCCTGAGCCAGAGAAAGATTGTCATAAAGATCACAGACCTGGTGGCACCAAGATTCATTGTCATCCCCCTGCAAGGTGATTGCTATGGAGTTGCCTTCACTTAAAGACTTAACATTGTTAGGTGGCTTAATTGGCTCATTGGCTTTAACTGTAATACAGGGAAACTATAAAACCGAAGCTAGGCAAGCGACCAAGGATACCCATGCAGAGATGGTCAAAGTTATCCACTATACCTACCAGGAGTGTAACAAATGAATACGCTATATGCAGGAGCAGGAATTATCGGTCTGCTAGTACTAGTATTCTTTTGGGCAGACAATAACGGGTACGATCGATGCGTTGCCGATGTGAACGAAGAAACTTCTAGGTTAGTAGAACAGGCGCGTGAGGAAGAACAGGCGAAACAGGAGAGAGCTAATGAAATTGCAAAAAGGCAATATGATGAAGTGGTGGCTATTAACATGCGGCTTGATACTGACCTTAAACGGTTGCAGCACCGTGAAAGTCGCCGACACTTGCCCAAAGATTCCAAAGCTGGATGTCAGGGAACCTCTGGGGCCGAGCTATCAAGAGAGGATGCAGAGTTTCTTACAAGGGAAGCTGCCCGAGCCGACAGGCTCAGGACAGCGTTAAAGGCTTGCTATGATTATGCGGATAGTCTGCAGAACTAAGGCACCACATTGAAGATGTAATCCTTCTCAACGACAAGTACGCCGTTTTCATCGAA